CCTCAGTAGGAAACAACCATAAATCATAACTACCATCAATGTACGGTATAACTAATGCGTCACCGGCAGATACTAAAAAACCATCAGCGTTTAATTGAAGTTTGGCAACCTGAGTTACTCCGCCTGAATCAAGAGCCATAGCTTTTGGTGTTGTTGTTCCTGGTTCGTAAGCTTTGAGCCACTCGTTTTTATTGTCGCGATAGTTTGGTGATATAAAAGCTATTAATGAAAATGCCATGTTTATTTATCCTCTGCCGGTATAGTTGGCGTTGTTATTAGTCCGACAGATGCACCTTGTTGCGCTCTGCGTTTAATTTCTTCTGCAAAAAACTTAGCATCAGCAACTAATTTTGCTGTTCCTGTTGCTGACTTAGGTAGTGACTTTATATCATTTAGATTTAGGTTTTGATCAAGTAGCAAATCAGTTAAATCGCTAACGCTTCTTTTTGCTACAGGGGTGTGCTTTAGGTAAGCCCTTGTTACTGCTTTTGCGTTTTTGCCTGCTCTAATTAGGTCATCCGCGTACTTAGTGCTATCTAGTGTGAGCCTTTGCGCTGTCTTTTTAGCTATCTGTCCGAGCAAAGGAACTGTAATTGCACCTAGAGCCGCGCCAGCAGGTCCAAATGCTGAGCCGATAGCGCCACCACCGCCAGCACCGATTGAAACACCTAGCATACTAGTTGCCTGCCCTTCTGATATGCCAAACTTGCCTAGGAATTTAGCCGCGTTTGATGCAGTTGTTCCTTGTTCAATTTGCTTTAGCGCCTTGGTTTCGTCAGCGGTAAAGCCTCTACGCTTTTTCTTGTTTTTTAACAGTTTTCTTGCTTCAATTCTTAATCCGTTTTCCATGCCACTAGCTGTATGACTTGCGTTCTCGATCATGTCTTGTATCGTTTGAGATTTAAAACCCCTTTGAGCTAAACCTCTAGCCTCTTTGAATTTTCCGCCTATATCATTTGATAGTGCATCGAGAGCGCTATCAATCTCATCTACAATAATAGTGCCTAGCCTTGCGTCAGGCGGGTCAATGCTTTTAGCTGCACCTGATGCCACCTTTCTCAATGTTTCTAGCTCACTAGCTGTTTTGGGTAGTCCTTTTTCATCAATAATAGTTTTTAATGCAGATGATGATTTAGGGAATAACTGTTCCGATGGACTGTTAATCTTTAGCCCTTCTTTAGATAGCTTTGACTGCAAACCATCTGCGAACCGATCGAATACTTCAGGCTTAACCTTTATGCCTAAGTTATCTAAATCCTTATATGCTTGAGCTGTTGCTGTTTTTATTGCTTGCAGGTCAGGCGCGGCTTGTTGTATGGCCTCTGCAACTTTCGGTGATAATTTAGCGCCTTTTAATTTAGTGCCTCTTAGTCCTTTAACGCCAAAAGCCTCTAATGCTGCCGTAGGCAATGAATGAGCAATAGCGGCTAATTCCGGTGAACCGGTAGCCTCCAAAACAGAATCACCTAAAAAAGACTCTACTTTTTGTAATCCCTCACCTACTGGAGCAATGAATTCGCCAACAGCTTTTAATTTTGCTTTACCTTCTTTTGTTCTTGGTTCAAATGTTAGCGCATCTTTTACTAAATTAACCGTGTCAGCACCGCTTTTAGCATCACCAAATAAGGCAGACACTATCCCTGACAATCCAGCAATAGGCTCTGCGATAGCGCTACTAACAACAGTACCAGCAACTTCAGCGACACCTAACAGGTCTTGACCTAGTGATGGTTCTCCGGCATCAGGAACAGGACGTAAATCAGCATTAATATTCCCACTATCAGCAACATTTTCAGCTCCTTGTTGATTATCTAAAGTAAAACCGACTGGAAGGTCAGCTTGCATTGGTTTATCTAAAGTAAAACCTTCTGGTAAGTGAGCCATTATTGAACCACCCATTGACCATTGGTAAATATAGCTTTCTCTCCGTTCGGGCCTGTTGCCGTCTGACCCTCTGCTACTGATTGAGTTTCAGGTGCGGCTAGTTGCTCTGGTTGGTTGCTTATTCCTCTTTCTTTGCTTCGCATAAACCCCGCAACAGTTCCGCCCTGATCTAAAAATTGTATCTGCTCTTGGTAGTAGCCTCTTAATTTTTCTTGTGCTGTTTTCCTATCTGTCAAATGCTTTATCAATTGTGGAGTGTCTAAACCTGTAGGTAGCGCGACTTCTTTAGCTAAATCTAACTCACCTTGAGATAACGCTCCGAATGTTACCGATCCAATTACATCTAACGCCATTGATTTTTGAATATTATCAAGCGCAACAGATGAAGCTCTGAATGATGGTAGGAACTTCTCAATAGCGCCAACGCCAGCGCCAGCATTTAACTCCGCTACCGCTCTGTCTATATTTCTTAACCCTGCGTCAATCTTAACTATCTTTTCAAAGCCTGAGTCGATAGTTTTAGCTCTAGATGAAGCAGTTAACTCTCCAAACTTTTCACGCTGTCTAATTGTTGCCTTAACGTTACCTATTTGCTCAGCTATATTTTTATCGTTAATAGTCTGTACGGCAGACCCTACGGCCCTAGGCGATAAACCCAGCTCAATCAATGTAGCTTCAGCTTTTTGCTCTTTAGATAGCCCACTAGTTAATGTTCCAAACTCTCGCTGTTTTGCAGTCTCACCGCGGCCTTGCTGTTGATTAAACAAGTTAACAGAATCACCCAATGCAGATATAACCTGTCCACCTTGTCCCGCATCAATGAGGGCTATACCTTCGTCGGTTGTCTCAGTTGGCAAGCCTTGCTGGATCAATTGTTCTCTGCGTTGAAGCATAGCATTGCGTAAACCAGTGAAATCACCGGTAGACTGAGCATCTTGAATTAACGAGCGATTACCTAAAGCGAAATCATTCACGCTTTTAAGTATCTGCTGTTGCCTGCCTTGTGTTTGTTGCTGTTGACCTTGTGCAACTTGCTGCCCTAACAGTTGTTGTCTAAATGGTTGCAACTCCGCTTGCTGGTCGGCTTGCTGCTGCTGTATGTTTCTATTCTGCACCTGTGAAAGTGTATTCTGAAACATATTTAAAGCAGGAGCGTTATTCCTAACGCCTATCTGCTGAATAATTCGGTGGTCAATAGCCATACTAAAACCCTATCATGTTGTAGTTAACTTTCATAAAGCCACGGTCAATGGTTACTGCTTCAGGTTTAATTGCCTTAACTTCATCAGCCATAACACCAACACCTGAACCACTTAAGCCAACTTTATTAGCCAGTTCGTTCCAATCCCATGAGTAAGTATTAAAGCCATTCTTTGAGCCTGTTGGTTTAATATTGGTCTTTAACGCTGGGTCTGAAAACATACTAAATATCTGACCGGCTAACTGTTGTTGATTCGCGGTTGTATCTGCCTGAATCTGGTTGCGATTCTGAATACCTGCCGATGTAATATTACCTTGATTCTCGAAAGCATTTGAAATCTGTGAGCCTTGACCTATTGCCGTGTTAGCTTGGTTTGTAGCAATACCACCACCAAAGTTTAACAAGTCACCGATAGATTGTTTTTGACTCTGAATCAATGGCGAGGCAGTTAATAAAGCGTTTTGATTTAATGCTTGTAAGGTATCACCTGAAGATAATCGACCTCTAGATGCTGCGCTCTGCTGTGTTTGACGGTTAGCATTATCTAAACCCATTTGAAATAAAGGATTGTTTTGCAAGAAATCAAACTGTGCTTGAGGGTCCGTTAAGAATCCAGCCTGTTCAACACCTTGCAAGCCAACACCACCAAAGGGAGCCAGAAAGCCTTGGCCTTCTTCGGTTGCTCTGCGTGTTTCAGCTATTGAACGACCTAATGCGTCTTGTTGTGCTGCTTCTGCTGCCTTGCTTGCGTCTTTCGCTTCGCCCGCTGCATGGGTGCCGGCTAAATCACCTGGATCTAACAGTGATGTTAATGTACCTGGTGTTGCTGCGCCTAGTCCGGCATCTCTGAAAAATCCCATTATTCAAACCTCAATATATTGTCGTTGTGTGACTTGCCATTTTTAACGTATGAATTAATCTTTTTATCTATGACTTTAAAGCCAAAGTGTAAAGCGAATTCTAAAACGTTTTTATACAAGTCAGGTATTACAGCATAAAGTGGCGAGTTCCCCCGAAAGAGCAGAGATTGTTCTCCAAATTTTAGCGCGTATTCCTTTCTAAATTCTGGTAATACTTGCACATGGCATTTATTACCGTCTAAATGTTTGTGATAAACCATTAAGGCTATTATCTCGCCTTTAACGTATCCACCAATATATAAATGATCTTCAAATACTGGTGTAAAATCTTCCGCTAAAGGGCTGTTATCTTCTGTTATTGTATCATATATAGCGGGGTTGCATAATATCGACTTTATATCGTCAATATTAGTTGTTTTTTTAACTATCACAACTCTCTACCTGTCACCGTAAAGTAAATAGAATCAAGCGCTGAAGCTTCTAGCCTAAGCGCTCCACCACCAGGTATAACTTGATTTACAATGCCTATACCTAGATCGTTTTCACCCCACACAACCACCTTAAATGGTATTTGCGGCTGCTGTGCGCCAAGAGCCGAAACTATATAAGCCTTGTAGCTTGCGTTGACTGCTGATGTGTTTGAAGCCGTAAACGATTCAATAACAACATCTTGACCAACGGGCGCAGTATAAAGCGTTTGAGGTGCATCAACAGCGCTGATAGTTAGGTTGTCTATTATCTGTAAAGTTGCCATTTAAACCTCTGTAATCTGATAGAACCAGCCATTTACTTGTATATCAGCGTTATCATCTGAAGCAAACCTAAATCTAGCCCCTCCAACCCTTGTCTGCTCATCACCCATATAAATGCGGAACATAAACGTTATTTTATTGCTGGAGCTTATTGACTTATAGTATAAGTGAATAATATTTAATTCATAAGGGAATGATTCGCCCTCAGCAAGTGACATCAATATGTCTATTTCTTGATTTGCTGATGATGTGTCAACCTCAATATCTCCTCTAAACTCCAAAGTATCCCCTATTTTTAACGAGGTGAAATCAAACTTGTTTGTTGATGAGTTCCACAATCTGTCTTTTGAGTTAGGGTTGTAAGCGTTAGTAAATGGGCCTAATGAATCGTTGGTAAGATATGTATTAGTTGCACCGCCAGTATGTGATATAGGTGTTGTAGCTGTCGCTAAATCGTTATCATCAAACCAGTATGTCTTTGTTCCTCCGCTTATTCCTGCTATTGCCGCAGTGTTAGTTGCTATATCCGCAGTGTTCGCTCCAACATCAGTATAAAGCTCTGTAAAGTTAGCTTCAGTCTTTGTGAATGCTGAAAATAAAGTATCACCTGCTTTAGCGTTTGCCGCGCCTATGTTTATATTTTGTTGTGCCATTATGCGATCACCTTGTCAGTGGTTATAAAGGTTGTATCTGTTTTAAAGCCTGTCGTGTCAATTGTGAAATCAGACAAGCCGTTTATTTGTTGTTGCATCCATTGTACTTGTGAGTTAAATCCGTTACTGCTTGAGTTGCCTAAATCAGCTATAGGATCGTCATTACCCCCAAGCTTATTATATAGTTGAAATATAATAGTATTCAGTTGCTCAATATATGCCCTTGTCGCTCTATCCTTGAATAGAGCAGGAGGTATATTTAAAAACGGTGGTGGGTTTACTAAGTTAGCCATTATCTACCCGCCAATTTCAAATCAATGTTTGCACTGTATACAGAATAGTTAACAGGGTCAGTAGATGAAATCCTTAACATACAATCGTAAAAGGTTTTCATGTTATCCCATTTACCGACTTTAGGCCATGCACCCGCAGCCCATGTTCTTCCGCCATCGTAAGAAGCTTCAACAATTATGCGAGGGTTATCACCTTGACCGACAATTAAGCCGACACCAGTTTCCATGCTAATTATCACGCTTGACATAGTAACCGCATCACCTAAAGCGCCACCAACTAAACGAGCATCTATGTTTGATGTGACTCTTGTTCGCTTGATTGATTCACCGTTGTTTTCATAGGTATCTAAATCTAATAGGTAAACATTGCCGTTATCAGCATCAGCCACATAGTTTTTACTGTAAGCGCTGATTATGCTTGAGCCTTGCCACTTGCCATCCTTAATACCACTAGATAATTCAAACCACCCGTTTTCTCCTAATGACTCACTAACTGTAAAAGTCTGATTTTCACTAGGGAAAGTTATTGTGTAAAAATTCTGTCCTTCAAAGGTATAAGTAAAGCCTATCGCGTCATCTATAACACTGAATTTAGATATAGCGTTACTGATTGCGTCTGAGCTTATGCGTTCTTTAGTTCCTGCCTGCGCTCTGTATATAGCGTTGTCATCACCTAACCAATAGAAAGCCTCATCAGTCTTAGCGATTGAATAAGGAGCAGATAAGCCAACATTAAAAATACGGCCTTGTAGTTTATCAATAGGCGGTGAACCTACACC